CAGGCGCAGCAGATTGCCGCAACGCATTGTTGTGTTCTACTTCTTGCTGATACTCTTGCATCCTAAGCGCATTCATTTGCTGCGCTTGTTGTGCATTTTGAATTTGCGAGATTTGGGCGTATTGAGCCAACTGATTAGGAAGTTCAATACCCCGAACGCCAAGAGCAATGTTTGGATCAAGTGCCATTTAAAATTCTCCCGCGCTTGAATCCCACACACTTGCCGAAGTTTGGCCAGGAGTGTATCTACTGTTACCGCGCAAAGCTGAAACTAAATTGTTGCCTTGGTTGTAATTTACATATTGTCCAACACCTTGGTTAAACGAATTTGCCATGCCTACGTTGCCAGCCGCTTGTGCTGCCGCGCCACTGGTCATTAAATTACCCACATTGGCAGCGTTAGCTGCGCCAGCAGTTCCTACAAAATTGGCAGCGGTTTGGCCAATGCCTGCCAATCCAGCTTGACGGTTGTAAAGCTGATTTTCGCTCGCCACACCAGTGTTGTAGCCGGTAAGCGCACGGTTGTAAGCATTTTGATATTCTTGCGATGCCAAACCTTGACCAAAATTAGCCAATGCGCCGCCAGTGTTGCCACTGAGCAAACCACCACGGGCTGCTGCGCTGCGTTCTATTGCCTTCATGCCCTGATCCATCCGAAATTGATAGCCTGGGTCTTGAGTGAAATCAGACATACCAAATTTAAACGCGCCAGGTACATTACCCGCCATGTTTTGCATTCGGCCTAATGCGTTATAGCCAGCCTCGCGATAAGGCGCTTGGTCCTCGCGTGTTTGTTGGTATTGTTGATTTTGAAGATCGGCTGCGTTATTAGCCGCATTTGCTTGCGTAGACGCCGCACTTCTAGACGCATTTGCGCCAACTAAACTACTAACCGCTATGGCCCCTGCTACCCATCCAGACATGGCAATTCTCCTTGTAAAGCAAGTCCAAAATTGACTCGCATTGATGCTCTGTAATCTACTAACAATTCATCGCCTGCCCGTATTTTACGCCTAGCGACTGCATAAATGTCATCCCCAACTTTATCTGGTGTAATGTTGGAGTTAAACGAATGGTTAATAAACCGGCCACCTGGCGTTCTTTTACCATCCAATCGGCCTGGGCACACAACCTCACCAATTTCAAAATCACGGGTCGCAAACAATCCTTTACCTTGAATTGGCGAATCGCGCAACTCTACGGCCACGCCACTTGGCATTTCTATCAAATCAGATTCAATAAGAACAATGCGATCCATCTCATTTTGAGTCATGCCAATTTGATGAAGAAAAGCGCCGAAATCAATTCTGGCTTTTTGTTCTTCTGTTCTGCTGTCAGCAAGACCACAATCAGGCACCACATACAGTCGGTTTTCAAGCACAGCCAAATCGTCGCAATTGTCTGGGTTGTCGTACACATCTACCCAAATCACTTCATCCTCAAACACTCGCCCTGCACGTTGCATCCCTGCGCTTGCTGGAAATTCACAAGGCGCAGTCAAGACTTTAACGCCATCGTCTGTATTAACCGCAATTGTGCCTTTTTCTAAGCGAACGCGATAGGGGGTCTTATGTTCTGCGCCAGTCAGCACTGTCCAAGCTGGAATGGTAATTTTGCGTTCGTATACACTAGGCATAAAAATATGCTCAGTGACAATGTTGGCCTGCGGCATTTTTAAAAGTTCTGTTTGCAACGCTTTAACTTTGTCTGACATAGACAAAGTTGGCATAAAATTAAACCCTTTACCGTAAGTCACTCGCATAGGCTTACCTCGGAATAAGCGTAACAATGGGCGTACCTGAGTACGTGATAGTCAGCGCGTCACTGGGCGACAAACCAAACATGCCATAGTATGAACCCGTATTGTATTTTGTACCAGTCCCACGTTGGAATTCAACCTTGATTACACCGCCACCGCTGATCATAACGTCTATTGGCCTTTGGGTGTCGTTTCCAATAACCAATGGCGATGTGGTTAACGGTACATTGGCTGGGTCACTTTGAGGCGCGTAATCAACATTTGCGTTAAGCAAGGCCAAAAAATACCTATACCATTCCCGCGAAATTAAACCCGTTACCTCATCAAAGAACGGTACTCGGTTTGACGGGATATTGGTATCTGCATTAAGCATTGGTAGGCGTCACAAACAGTTCAGCGCCCATGATGGCGATCTTGACCGGATCGGTGCCTGAAACCTCATACACACGGTCACGCAGCTTCATAGTCATGCCCAGCCGACGCCAGATTACCCGTTGGCCGGTCTGACCCACAGCACCCATAGATTTGGAATGGTAATTGCCCCACGTATGGCCACCATCGTCTGACCAGCGTAGCAATACCAAAGGCGTGCCGTTGACGCTTGTCTGGTCACCTGTGATCAGAAAGTCGTAAGACTCAGTGATGATGTCATCGCTGTCCTCAGTGACAATAAATTGTTCTTCTGTGACCGGAGGCAGGGTAAACCCGACTTCACAGTCAAGTTGCAATGAATGCTGTGCGGTGCGCTTAAGCGTGTTCGTGCCAGAAGCCAACGCACGCCAAGAGCGAATCCACTTTTGGATGTGATCGTTGTCCGAATACACATCCAAGTCAAACGCATAAATGTTGCCGTTTGCAAAATCACCGACCAGCACTTCGTTGTTAAACACAGCACGGCAATTGGACCGGTGACGAATGGCGTTGTCGCTTTCCCAGCTTGCACGTTCGTGCCATGCTTGGGTTGAGGCATCGTAGACCCATGTAGCGTTGGCCGAGGGAAAGGTCAGCACATAGAAGGTGTGACCTTCTTGCTGATACGAATAAGCAATAGCGTCTGAGATATTGCCATACTGAGCAATTGCGTACTCTACGGCGTGCGTAGATACGCGGTTGCCGGTATAACCGTTGGCGCGATAAACAATGCCTTGGCCACGGGCATCAGCGCCCAGCCAGAACAAGCTGTTGTCCAGTTTGGCTATTGAGAACGCCGCCGCGCATCCTAGTTCGTTAAAAGCCCCTTGAATGCGTTGAAAAGGAATGCCTGGGGGCGGTAGCCCTGCGTCATACCAAACCTCAACCGAGTTACCGCCAAATAGCCACAGTTCGCTGTGATCAGCAATGACGGCCACCAAACCATCTGGTGAACCTTCGGCGACACCTTTACTGTCGCCACCTAACACAGTGCCATCGTAAGAATCAGTAACCCAAAATAATTGGCTGTTAATTTGGTTAAAAATAAAATAACCGTTTAAAAACGTAACAGTCTGGGCTGGCGGGAAATCACTTTTTTGAACGTAATCGTTGGTCACCGAGTTGTAAACATAGCTTGGACCGTTGGCCACAATAAACAACTGGATGCCGTTAAACGCCATCGACACAGGTCCGGTGTTGCCCACCGATCCAATTTGAGTGGCAGTGTAGTTTTGGCTGATTTTGTACAGCTTGTCGTTAGACACCACATACAGCCATTGACCCGACTGCAACATACCCCGAATAGGACCAACGCCTACGGAGGTCACCAGCCGCAGGCCAGGGGCACGGTTTAGGAACGCCGCTTCCTTGCCACCCTCGGGGATGATCTCAGGAAACAGATTGACCATGCGGTTATCCGCAGCATTGGTGCTGCGTGCAACGTAGCTAGAGCCAAGAATCTGCGTTTTCATCAGTAGTTGCCAGCATAGATGTTAAAGCGCTGACGAGTGGCCACGATGGCGTAAGGCATCGACATCACATCGTCAGGGTTATTGATGCGCTTTAAGTCGCGCTTGCTGGTCATGGCGATGCGTTGCACTTGGGGGCTTGGCTCGACACCAAACTCAGGCGCAATCTCCATCGCCAGTGCGTAGGTAAACGCACGCAAATAGCCTGGTGGGTAATACATCACCGTAGACAAATCAGCGGGGCGATCCAACTCTTGCACGCTGACAAAGTGCCATTCCAAGTCCCGTGTAGGACGTGGATAAACCGTCATCTGGATGTTGGGGTATTCCATGTTGATCCACATGACTTGTGGATACGTGGAGGTCACCGTCTTAACCGCAATCCCGTTGTATTGCTGC